TAGCATCTATTTCACCATAACCACTAGGATTTTCTGGTGGGGTGCAAGAACTGCCTGCAACAAACGTACAATTTCCTTCGGCATCTAGTATACCCTCAGACCCGTACGGTCCATCAGTACAACTCGCTCCGGGTAATTGGGTTGGGTCTTCCCTGCAGGTTCCGTCAGAATTAGTTATTCCAGCAGTGCCTTCGCTGGTTGTACACCCTGTTCCCACAGTAGGTCTTGTGTCCCACCAATCCCCGCCTTCGTACCCAAATCCTCCTAGTATATAACCAAGGTTAACGCTTCCACGAGTCTGACAGTCGTAATCGGATACCTGTTCTTCTTTTAATTCGTGGCAATATTTTATACCGTAAAAGGGCTCATCTTTATTTTCTGGATCCTCTAGCCACTCAGAATACTGTTTTGTTTTAGACAGACTGCTTTCTGCCGACGCAATTTCAGAATCAGAGTAGCCCTCTGCCCTAAGTATTCTTTCTACGTCTTCCCAAGTCTGTGGCGCAATACCGCCGTAAATAGTGTCTCTGAGGTAGTCGGTGTAGACTGTTGACTCAACTTCGTTATTGTCGTCGTACCCGTAAACAGTATGTGGGTCACCGTTAGCATCAACAGCATATACTTCGTTTACGCCGTCACCGTTTAAGTCACTGGCTGCATAATCAACAGCACCCTGAGGAAGCGACCCGTAGATTTGTTGGAGGTAAGCTCTTACTGTCCTAAATTCTTGGTTGGCTGTTCCAGAAGGGCCATAAGGATTAAAACCAGCGTTGATGTATTGCTCAAGTAAGTCAACAACACTTTCGTCGTTAGGCAGGTTATCGCCATCTATAGTGTCAAACTCATCAGCCATAGTTACTTACCGCTCTCTAGCAGGCTCTACAGCGTCAGCCATAGCCTCAAACTTCTCAATAAGCCCACCAATGGCGTTACCAATGGAGTCCCTGAGTCCCTCAAGGGTTGTCTCGTCTTGAGTGGCCGCACGTAGGGTTGATAGGGTTTCTATTAGGTCTCTGTTTCGGGTCAGTGGAGAGCCGTTGGCGTACACGGTTCCGAAGTAGGCATTACCGTTTGACCGGATGCGAGAGGTAATTACGTCAGCGCCGTAACCTCTCCAGACTTCATTGGCAGCTGTATCGTCAGAGACAGCATTTCTTGAATAAACCGATGGTCCTATTTGTGCTCCTGTTTCAGAAGTAACACCTGATCCAGTTCGGACAATACCAGAGAAATAGGCGTTATTAAACCTTCCTGTAGTACTGCCTAAGTTTGCGGCACCATCTGTAATTACCCCTGTATTGTCAACGGGGACAATCCTTGAACTGGAGATAAACTCTAACCCTGCTCTGCCACTTGCAGTGCCTCGGACTTGATCACATATGACATTCTCAGCATTCACATTACCGCTGAAGTAGGCGTCTTTGAATTTCCACTCGGCTCTACCAATAGATATTTCGCCAGTAGCAGAGGCTCCAGCCCCGTCACACGGAATAACACATCTGGTGGCGTCAAATATAATCCCCGTGTTTCTAGCAGTGTCATAAATTCTGTTATCTTTAATTGCTGTAACCCCAGCATTCACAGTGCCGCTGAAGTAACCATCACCAGCAACCTGCAACTTGGCATCACCACCGCCTATGTTCCTCTCGGTGAGGCTCTTGATAAGCTCTGCCTTGGTGGGTAGCTTGTCGTGACCAGTGATTTCCAGAGTCACTGCCTTCTTGTCGGCCTTTGGTTCAGCCTTCAGTCTGTCGTCTATCTGGGCTTTCCAGCCGGCTAGAGTGGATACTGCGTCGTCTTCGATTTCCTTCGTGGAGCGTGAGGGTTGACCGCCGATGCCTACGCGACCATCGTTGTCGATCCTCATACGCTCGTCGTAGCTTCTACCGTTCACGAAGATGAGATTGCACTCCGCTCCATATGCGTTAGAGTTAATCCCTATATGGAAATTTTTGCTGTTCGTGCTAAATATTTGTGTCCCGCCTTCGCCATTGCCGCCGGGGAAGTATCCGGCAGACCCAGCGGATCTGATCCATAAGTTAGATTCTTCTGCTTCAATTAGAATTGCGGGAACGTCACCCGAACCTCTGTTGGTAATATGAAGTTCTCTGCCCGGATTTTCTTCGCCAATGCCCACGTTGCCATTTGCGGAGATACGCATACGTTCGACTGGATCTGCACTAGGAGCGTTAGTGAGAAAAGATAGGTCTGTTGCGTTACCTGATCCTCTGTTGATTGCCCTGATTCCAGACCAACGTGCTGTCATTCCAATGTCATTAGGGTACTGGGTAGGGGCAAGTCTGATCTCTACCGCATGACCGTCAATGCCGCCGGGACCGAGGTCTCTTTGAACAATAAGTGTCGATGGGCTTCCGCTAGTCCCACTTCTTTTGATGTGGAGACTAGATCTTGGATCATCAGTACCAATACCCACGTTGCCATCGTTGTAGTAGATGTCATCGCCGTTAGAAGCCAGAGACCACTGCCCTTCGCCACTGCCACTGCCTAGCTTAATAATATCTGTGCCGTCGTTGGTGTACAGTTGCTTATTAGTTAAGTCAACCGCTAGCTCACCTCTGTCTACATCGCTTGTTGTGGGAGCACCTGAACCAGTCTTAGTAATAATTTTAGTAGCCATTAATATGAGCCTCCGTCAATGGTTGACAGTGTTGTTGCTATAGAAGTTGTACCAGAGCCTGTCACAGCACCAGTCAGTGTAATAGTTTCGTTACCTGAGATATAGCCACTGTCATTAGTCCACTGGCTTATGTTACCTGATTTATTAGTTAACGTGTCGCTAGAGTCTGCTGTGATAAACCCGTAACTAGGGACATCTGAAGATGTAACGTAGGGAGATAGGTCAGGCGGTGTATACGTAAACACACCGTTGAGATTGTTGTACTCTAGGTTAGCGGTTCCTACAGGGTCCACAGTAACAGATAGATCGTCTAGTTGTATACTACTGCCACCAGAGCCACCTAAGAATAACCACACAGTACCGTTGTACATGTACATGGAATCGTTGGTAGTACTAAAGAATAAGGCCCCTGTCTCTAGAGGGTCACCTTTGTTGTCTGTGGTAGGCTCAACGGCCTTAGGGCCTAAGTAACGCTTGTCAAAGTCGTCGTAGAGAGCCTCAGTAGCTACTCTGGAAGCTTCAGCACTCTGGGCGCTTTGACCCGCCTCCTTTGCACTTTCAGAAGCACTCGCAGCGTACTGGGCAACTTTTGACGCATAAGCGTCTGTAGTAGCATCACCTGAACCACCATCGCCTCGATAAATGGGCATAGAACGCTCCTGAAAATACAAAGAAAATAAAAGGGGCCATTGCTGACCCCTGTGGTACTAGTCTTAAGCGGCAACGCCCAAGATGAGGCCAGCCTCAGGACGGTAGGTTTCGATACCGTACAGAGTGTCAGCAGTGTACAGAGTAGAAAGATACTCCTGCTTGTACTGGGTCTGCGAACGTACAGCCATCTGCTCCGCTAGAACAATAGCGTCTTTGTGGAAGAACAAGCAACCACGTACACCAGTGTCCATAGTGGGGCAGTTAGACGATACGTATACGTCTACACCGTAGAGGTTACCGATGAGGCCTGACTCTACAGAACGACCGTTTACAAAGTCGCTAGAGACGTAACGATCGATTCCCATGATGTCACGACGAGCCGCCGGTGGGATCACCAACGCACGGTTGTCCATAGGAACGTCAGCATCGTCGAGGATCTTGATAGCCTCACGGAAGCCTTCGTCGTTAAACGCTAGAGCAGTGGCACCAGCAGTGAAAGGCACAACAGTTGTTGCGTCAAACATCCAGCTAGCAGAGTTGACCCAATTAGCCGCCGAAGGGCTTACAGTACGCGTACCGTCCCCGAAACCAGTAGCACAGTTAATGAGATCAGTGTCTACTTGGACAGCCAACTGATAACCAGCATCTTCTGTGTAGAACTGACGCAGAGTAGATAGAGCCTGTACTTCTACGATGTCCTCAATAAGACGCGAGTACTCAAAGTGACGGTCTACAGCAATCGTGAGTTCCTGCTCGACGTTAGCCTGAATCGTAACCGCAGTGTCAGCTACTTTAGCGTTAGCTTCTCCACGGATGGGCTTAGGTACGTGAATCAGGTCACCCTTCTTGCCCGTCATAGCCATACGCTTGACGAGGGGAGCCATCTTGAGGTTCTTTTGGTACGCGGCAATTACCTCATCACTCCAGATTTCTGGAATGAAAGTGTCTGCCGCTGTTTTGTTGACAATTGACCCACCGCCAACTGTTCCGGGATACGGTTGTTCAGCCATGATATTTCTCCTTTAGGCTATCGAACTCGACCCTCGGCGTACGCCTTCAGTAATTCATCTGATAGACTTTGGTAACGCTCTGGGTCGGTTTTCATAAGTTTAATAATGTCAGCACGACGATAAACCTTCTTACGTGACCCTTCTGCTGATCCACGGGCGTTGCCTGTGCTGGCTGACTTTACCTGACTCTTACGGGCTGCTCGTTCAGCCTGTGCGGTCTGTTGAACTACTTGGTTACGTTCTTTCCAGTTGCTAAATAGTTCGTGTGCCGCATCGTAGTCGTACTGCTGGTCAGCCTGTACAAACAACTGTGTTCGAACTTTAGAGCCCTTGATCCACTCAGCAAACTTAGGATCCTGAAGCACTTGCTCCATATCCGGGTGTTGCTGCTGAAGTTGTGCCTTAGTAGACTCCCTCTTAGCTAGGGCAGTGTACTCTTGCGCTTCTCTGATCTTAGGGTGGTTATCTATAGCTCTACTAACAGCCGTCTTAGGATCAACAAAGAAATCTACATCATCATCTCCATCGTCTTGTTGTTGCTGTGGTTGAGGTGCTGGTTTTTCTGAGAGTTGTGTTTGGATGTAGCTATCAACAACACCACGTAGATCGCCAATTTCCGTACTCTGTTTGCCTGTAAACTTCTCAAGCTCTTGGTGCATCTGTACGAGTTCTTCTACAGACTTACCTTGGTACTTTTCCGGTAATTCAGGCTCCTGAGGTTGTTCCTCTTGCTCTTGAGGAGTCTCTGTGGTATCCTGAGTGTCTAACTGATCTACTGGTTCCTGATCTTCATCCGTACGCTCATCTATTAGTGTCGCTCTTGACATTGTAAACTTACCCCGCCTTCATAGGTTATGGAGAAATAAAATGGAAGTTGCCCCGAAGGATTTCCGTTAGTTGGCCCCAGCCTCCTGATGCTCCTTTACCCACTTCATGTGCCTACCGGGGAAATCCCCAGAAGCACCCTCTAGTACGCTAGGAGTGGCTGAGACAATCTTTATAGCGTTAGCACCACATCCGCACCTACTGGACGTAGTACCTGACTCTACAAATTGTTCAAATATGTGACCATTGGTACACTTAAACTCAAATACCTTAATCATCTTCTTCAGCAGCCTTAGTAGCTTCTTCGTAGTTAGTTGTCATTATAGTTTCTAAGTTTAGTAAGTGAGATAGTAAGTTTAGTTGTCCCTTACGAAACTGTAGATCCTCTGCATCTTTAGTAGCTTCTACAGAGTTAATGTTGGCTACGTTGCTACCAAAGTCCTGCATGAGTTGTTTCCAACCGTCCTGCATAAAAAGACTAAAGTAATTGTCGTAGTACTTCTGTGTTTCTTGATCCACTTGAGGCCTCTCAGGTTGTCTCTGGTTAATGATATGTACCTTAGTATACTCTATATTATACCATACTTTTACTCAAAAGTCAAGCTTTTTCTTTAGTTTTGGTATTATTACCACTCTTATGCCTATTTAGGGCCTCAAGTTTAGCCTCTAAATCCTTCACGCGCACCTCTAAGGACTCAAAGGCCCCGTTGATCTGCTTGAGTAGGTTGTTGATTTCAGTCTGTGTCATTAGCATTGCTTTTCTCCAGCTTAGATAGCCTTTACATTATTACGTCAGCCTTCCCTCAAGAAGGAGAACAAATGAACTATGTACCAACCCTCATCGCCCATGATGGAACTGCCATAGTGATTTTCGTGATCAAGATCTAGCGTTATGTAGTTCCCGCTCTTTGAAGAGTTAGAAACTTGGCACTGGTACAGCAATTGACCGCTCATGTTACA